CTAAGTGCATATCGTTCTACAGGTGCATACATGGTTGGAGTAGACCATACAGTTGTAGATGGTAAAACATATATCTTAGAGTGTAATGGTTCGCCCGGCATAGGTTCTAATTTTGGAAATAGTAAAGGTGAACAAACAACTAATGAAAGATTGATTGAAAAAATAGTTACACACATTGGAAAAGTTAAAAGTCGTTTTGTTGGAGCAACACAAACTGCTGGATATGTAGAAAGATTAGAAATTGTAGGACTTGGGCCATTTCGTGCTAAGTTTGATACAGGAAATGGAACTAAAGCATCTATGTTTCATGTAGACAAATTAGAGATAAAAGGTAAGACAGCAAAATGGGAAAGAGATGGTAAAAAATTTACTAGTAATATAATTGGTGTATCCCATCCTATGCATGTAGATAAGATAGATAAAAGACCAATGATATTAGTAGATATTAAATTTAATAATAAATTATATAAAGATGTTCCAATAGGATTGACCACAAGAGATTCTAAAAGTACATTTTTAATTAATAGGGATTTATTGACTAGACTAAAAGTAGCAGTAAACCCAGATAGGAAATTCGTTCTATCAAGTTATGTAGAACGAGGTGATAATAACGACATTGACAATAGGTAAAAAAATGATAATAGATGCACTAAGAAAAAAATATGAAGCAGAGATTGCCTCTGCTAAAGCTAACATAAATGTTTATCAAACAAATCCTGCTGGTATTGGGGAACATCCAGACATAGTTCAAGCAGTTGATTCAGAAATGATGAAACTTGCCGATGCCGAAGATAAGTTAGAAACATTAAATAAACATTATGGAAAATCAGAAGTCTATCAAAGAGACTTATTAACATAATAAACATTGACAAAACTTGTTTGGACCTGTTATAATCACCTATATTACTGAGAATACTATATTATGCAATTTTACACAAATGTGACGCCTTGGGGCAATACTCTACTTGTTAGAGAATATGTGAATGGAGAAAGAGTTAATCGCAAGATTAAATATTCACCTACCCTATTCTGTAAGGTATTAAAAGAAACCAAATACAAAACCCTTGATGGACAATTTGTCACACCTGTAAAACACGATACAATCAAAGAAGCAAAAGAATGGTTAAAGTCTTATGAAGACCAGCCACATTTAATCTTTGGTAATAATACATTTCAGTATAATTATATTGCAGATGAATATCCTAGTTTTGTAAAGTGGGATATAGATAAAATTCTTGTAGTGACAATTGATATAGAGGTTGCGTGTGAAAACGGATTTCCAAATCCAGAACAAGCAATAGAACCTTTACTATCTATCACAATTAAAAATCATCAGAACAAACAAATTCTAGTTTGGGGTATAGGTGAATACAAAAATTCAAGAGAAGATGTCACTTATGTAAAATGTGATGATGAGAAAATGCTAATACAGGAGTTCTTAACTTTTTGGGAAAAGAATCAACCAGATGTTGTTACAGGTTGGAATACAGAATTTTTTGATATACCATATATTTGTAATCGTATTAAGAATTTATATGATGCAAAAGAAATCAATAGACTTTCGCCTTGGGGTAATGTCTCAGGAAGAGAAGTTTATAAGATGGGTAAACAACAACAGGTTTATGATATTCAAGGTATATCACATCTAGATTACTATGACTTGTATAGGAAGTTCACATATACCAATCGTGAGAGTTACAGACTTGACCATATAGCACATGTAGAGTTGGGCGAGTCTAAAGATGACAACCCATATGAAACCTTCCGAGAATGGTACTTAAAGGACTTCCAATCGTTCATTGACTACAACATACAAGATGTGGAAATTGTTGATAGACTAGAAGACAAAATGAGATTGATTGAACTATGTTTGACTATGGCTTATGATGCTAAAGTTAATTACATGGATGTGCTTGGTTCAGTTAAATATTGGGATATACTAATCTATAATGAACTTAGAAAGAAAAATATAGTTATTCCACAAAAGATTATAAGACAGAAGAATGAAAAGTTTGAAGGTGCATATGTAAAAGACCCACAAGTTGGTCTACATAAATGGGTGATGTCTTTTGATTTAAACTCACTATATCCACATCTGATTATGCAGTATAATATTTCACCAGAAACCTTAGTTGCAAATGAGAAGGTTAAAAATATGTCAGTTGAAAAGTTGTTAAATAGAGAAGTAGATACATCTGTATTAAAAGATGCAACAATGACACCAAATGGTGCTTTGTTTAAAACAACACAAAAAGGTTTCTTACCAGAACTCATGCAAAAGATGTATGACGATAGAGTTAAGTTCAAACAATTAATGCTTGAGGCACAAAAAGATTATGAAAAAACAAAAGACCCAAAATTACTTAGAGACATCTCTAAGTTCAATAATATCCAGATGGCTAAAAAGATTTCTCTCAATAGTGCATACGGTGCTATCGGCAATGTGTGGTTTAGGTATTACAATATTTTGGTTGCCGAGGCGATTACTACGAGTGGTCAACTTGCTATTCGTCACATTGAGCACAGTCTTAATCAGTATCTTAATAAAATACTTGATACCAGAGACGAAGACTACATCATTGCGAGTGATACGGATTCGGTGTATATCACATTTGATAAGTTGGTTGGTAAAGTCCTCAAGGGTGAGCACGACAAATCCAAAATTGTCAACTTTTTGGATAGAGTTGCTAAAGAGAAAATTGAACCTTTTATTGATAAAAGTTATCAAGACCTCGCTGACTATGTAAATGCATACGAACAAAAGATGCAAATGAAAAGAGAAGTAATTGCAGACAAGGGTATTTGGGTTGCAAAGAAAAGATATATCTTAAATGCACATGATGTTGAAGGTGTTCGTTATAAAGAACCTAAACTAAAAATCATGGGTGTTGAGGCAGTTAAGTCATCTACACCAGCTGCATGTCGTGAGAAGATTAAAGAAGCATTAACTATTATCATGAACGAAGATGATAAGGTGTTAAATACTTTTATACAAGATTTTAGAACAGAGTTTATGACTTTAAAACCAGAACTAGTTGCTTATCCTCGTTCTGTAAATGGATTATTGAAATGGACTGAATCACATAATCTATTTAAGAAAGGCGCCCCAATACATTGTAAAGGTGCAATACTATATAATCATTTGTTAAAAGAAAAGAAATTGCAAGGTAAGTATCCATTTATACAAGAGGGTGATAAGATTAAATTTTTACATATGAAGATACCAAATACATATCAATCAACCTCTATATCATTTATGACTAAGTTACCAGAAGAATTAAACTTACATAACATAGTAGATTATGATATGCAATTTGAAAAGTCATTTGTAGAACCATTGAAATTTATTACTAAAATCATTCAATGGAATATTGATGGCAGTTATGGAACACAAGGAACACTAGAGGGGTTTTTCTAATGGCAGGTAAAGGTGATAAACGAAGACCAACACAGGTTGACAAAAAAATATACGAAGACAATTGGGATAGAATTTTCAAGAAAAAGAAAAAAGAAAATCCCCTACCATTCTGTGATTCACAACCAACCACAGATATGTTTGATAATTTAAATTTAAAACAAGATAGAACAGGAGATAATAATGAGTGACTTTTTGAAAGACATGATTAAAGAAACAGGAAATGAATATGCTGCTATAGTATCAGAAGGTGTAGAAGCAGGAGATGTAGAAAACTTTATAGACACAGGTTCTCACATTTTTAATGCTTTAGTTTCTGGTTCACTTTATGGTGGACTTCCACAAAACAAGATTACGGCTCTAGCAGGAGAAAGTGCCACAGGTAAAACTTTCTTTCTTATGGGTGTAGTTAAAAACTTTTTAGACCAAAATCCAGATGCTGGTGTTGTATACTTTGAATCAGAAAGTGCCATCACAAAACAGATGGTTGTTGATAGAGGAATAGATGCAGACAGGATGGTAATACTACCTGTAACAACTGTACAAGAGTTTAGACATCAGACATTAAAAGTATTAGATAGGTACATACAACAAGATGTAGATACACGAAGACCACTCTTTATATGTTTAGATTCTCTTGGTATGTTATCAACTACAAAAGAAGTAGAAGATACAGATGCTGGAAAAGAAACTAGAGATATGTCAAGGTCACAAAT